TAAACTTCTCTGGCAACCATTCTGGTCGTTCAGACGAGTTATCCAGAGGTGCATCTGGGCCTGTCTCAGCTTCTGTTATAGTAATGCTTTCGCCCATGCTTAATAATCAGTCCTTGTGCGCTTCTTTTTGAGAATGGTTGGGGTTGCCAATGGTTTCTTGGCAGGTGCTGCAGGTTTATCAGGGGCTTTACCCTTGCTATCCTTATTCACCTTGCTGTCTTTGGCTTTCAGCATATGAGTTTCCTAACTGTTTAACGCCTTCTTGCATGGCAGCGGGTCCAGCTTGTTGCATCATCTGCTGTTGCTGTGCTTGCTGCTGTTCTTGGGCGATTTGTTCTTCTGATTTAATAAGACCCTCAGTGTCTATACCAAGGGCTGTGGCACGGCGTTTGATGTAGTCCTGAAGGTTCACATATTGTGCTAATACTTCTGGTCCTAGTGCCTGTGTCATGCCCTGTATAAACAGGTCTAACTTACGTAGGTCATGTCCTCGACCTAATGCTTCCATACCTGTGACGATGGTTGGTTTAACAACATCTTCTGGCAGCTTGGGTAGCTTCTTATTTTTAGTCAGTACCTCAATCTTACGATTGACATACGGTAACTGGAATTCCTGTGACAGTATTGAATAGATGCCAGATAGTGTGTCTTCCAACTCACCAGCTAGGTATCTGATTTCTTCTGCTGTAACTCTTTCTCCATTTCGTTGGACTGAAGACTGAAGCATAAACTGCTGTGATAGCCGTTCTTCAATTCCTTGCATTGCTTGGTAGGCAACTCGAAAGTCGTTGAACTTGTCCATTTGAAGGACTGAAACATCATTCCTATTTCCTTCTATGATTGCTGTGTTCTCAGCTTTAGCAATGGTTCTAATACGGGTGGTCCCATTCGGGTTAACCATAAATAGAACTTTAGCTGCAGCGGCTGCACCTTCCACGATAGCTTGCGAGAGACCTTCAAGGGACCGTAAGTCACCTAGTAGTTCTTCCACAAAGCCTCTGCCATAATCCTCACCGTCGATGCGAGAGAACCGTAATGGCAGGAACGGGACTGCATTTGGTTTGTACTTACCGCGAGAGCCACCAATCACAGTTCCCTTTACCTCTTGGTGAACGTGGAACATGTTAGCTTTTCGCTCAATATGCGTGTAAATCTCTACAGTCTTTTCGTCACCCTCTAGCTTACCGCTGACGGCAGATGCCGTAGTCTTATCTAGAGCATTCGGTGATACGTTCTCTACAATTACAATCTCCAGCACTTCACCATTTGGTGCGCGACTGACAACATAACTGTCTAGGTGGATGACACGAACCTTCTCAGGTCCAACATGTAACAATACATTACCACCAACAATCAAATGCTTTAGTGCTTCATGGACTGCAACACGGTCACCTGAACTTTCAATCTCGTTCATAACTGCACGTTCAAACTCACCCAATTGTTTCTCAACATTGGTACGGGCGGCAGGGTCTTCTGCCATCTCTTTGAGTGTGTACGGTTCAACCATGAACCTGAAGAATGGTGAGTTAGGTGGCATCAGTGCCAGTGATAGCTTTGATGCTAGGTTGTTCACACCTCTGGCACCTATGCCCTGAAAGGGCGTATAGATGTCGCTGGTTTCATTATGTGAATCTGGTGGAATTAGTGATGGGATAGTTAGTTCAGAGCAATCTCTAGCCCTGTCGAGGTAGGATTGTCGCGTCTGTTCTAACTGCCGATAACGTGCCTCGCAGCTTCCCATACTCACAGCAGGTTATCTGTAATACCATACTGGTTAGTTCGGGATACAGCAGGTGTTGTTGTAGGTGCTGCATCATTTACTGTTCGGTTCTTATATTTATCACCACCAATGAGTAAGGATGCACCGCCTGTTGCAAAGTCTTTAGGTTTCAGCTTATTTTTTTTCATCAACAGACTTGGTAAGCCTCCAAGTTTAGTACCCATCTCTGCAAGGGGATTACACATATTGACCCTCCTAAGTAATCTGAAGACCAGAACCACCAGTGCCAATGTTAGCTACTGTAGGGTCTAGTGGGACAACAAGCTGGGACGTACCTTTGGCTTTGCCAGTGATAGCACCCAGTTCAGCAGCGATGCCACTCTCAGGGTTGGACGGGTCATAACCCAGTTGGGTTGTTTGCCGTGGTGCCGCTGCAGGTGCCGCTGCTGGTGCAGGTGCCGCTGGCGTAGGTGCTGGGCTTTTAGGGAAACACATAAATATTAATCCTCAGAATTCTCATAAAGTTGTTCTTTATGAAGTTGCGTTAAAAGGTCTACGACTGAGCGCATACCCCCACGCCACATCAGCGTTTCAATGCTCTCGCCTTTATTAGGTGATATGTGGGGAATTCTTTCGGCCAGTGCTGTGATAAGTTCTTCCGATATATACGGAAATTTTTTCATGATTTTATAAATCCTCTATAGTGCAACCTTTAAGGGAATGCCCTTGTCCAAGCTGCACAGATGCCTGACCTAACAACATCATCGTGATTGAAGTTACAGTGGGCTGCAGGGATGTTGTACTTATGCATTAGATCGATAGCGACCTGCAGACCTGACTGTGTACCCTTCAGATCGTGTTGGGATATGTCACCGTTCACAACGACTTTGCTATCCTCACCGATACGGGTCAGGAACATCTTCATCTCATGGACTGTCAGGTTCTGACCTTCATCCAAGATAACGAATGCATCGTTAAAGCTACGCCCACGCATCACCTCAAAGGGTACAATCTCAATAGCACCTCGCTTGTGTGCATGTTCATACTTACCCTTACCAAGACGCTGTTGTAGCACCTCAGTGAGTGGGTAGACCCACGGTGCAATCTTGTCCTCAATAGTCCCACTAAAGAAACCAAGAGATTTACCTGCAGGGATGTTGGGCCTCGTTAGGATTATCTTATGTATCTGGTGCCTGTTGTACATGTCAGCAGCGATGGCTGCAGCTATGTAAGTCTTACCTGTTCCTGCTGGTCCTGTGACAAAGACTTGAGTGTAACGCTTGATACACTCAATGTAGTTGCGCTGGGCTGCATTCATTGGAAGTAGCGGCTGCACACGTGGGCCATGTGCAACCTCTATATCCTCGACCTTCTTTTTGTACGTTGATTTCTTACGCATTAGTTACCTAATTGGACATGCACCTGTGGCGCATCCATCATCCTCTAACTCATCAAGGCTGTTGGCTGCATCAAGGTTAATGGGTTTCAATGTAGCTGCATATTTCTCAAAGGTTTCCTGATCGACCACTTCCTGTGGCAGGTAAGGATACCCTAAGTCTTCTGCAGTTTTGGTAGGGTCGTTTCGATAGATGAAAGACACACCGACAAAGTTGTTCCAGTTCTCTTGGAACCAATCGATGATAGCTTCAATCTCAGTCTGGTCGTAGCTGATGGTGACACTGCAGTTATGGTCAACGTAGTGCTGCATCATCATCTTGTAGCGGTCTAGCTGTGCCACTGCGCTCTCTAAGTTAACGTGCTTACCATCCACTGTATCGAAGCTGACACCCTCGTAAGAAACGGGGAAGGTAGCCAGAACACTATCACCTCCTTGGCCTTCATAAGGGTCAGGAAACACACGGTATCCAGCCGCTTCAAGGATGGGAACGAGAGGGTCATGCTTAGAGAACTTTATGTTGTTGAAGATGTACTTACCCAGAGGTTTGTGTACGCCTTCTGTAGTTGACATAATTTTAGAAAGTGTGCCGCTAGGTTTAACGGTGCAGACTGCTTTAGACCGTGGCAGTCCTAGTTCATCAGCCATACCATGTGCGCCCTTATGTGCAGCGTTACGCAACAGATCGAACATAGCTGGATTGTTAAGGTGTTCCCAAGTCACGATGCCTGTCAGCCCTACACCTGTCAGACGTAGGAACTGGTTCAGTTCGTGCCAGCTACGCTGAAGGATACCGTCATCGAAAGACACACAGGTTTGCCTGTAGTTTGCACGGGCAATTAAGCCTATCCAATGGCGCACCAGATCAGGGTCCATGCCGTTAGTTTTGTTGAGGTCAAACTCTACTAAGTTACAAAAATTCTTATTACCTAGCAAAATCTCTGCACATGGATTTACGCCTTTGAACCACGGTGCGCGGCGTTGTGCTTCAGTGGCATTGATGATGGCAGGTTCAGACCCACCAGCCTCTGTCATAAGCTGAAAGATATGTGACAGTTGACTGTAAGTTGGCTTGTTCCAGAACAGCAGCGAGTTGTTAGACTGGCCCCGTTGTGGGTTGTCCACCCAGTGGTCCTTCTTAGCAGTGGCAAAGCGTTCCCAATCCTTGTCACCATAGTTCATCACAGCAATCTCAGCAGACCGTCGAGATGATAGTGTGGTGCCAAGCCAGTTGATTACATCAAGGATATCGATGCGGTCCAGTAGCTGCCCAGCGCGTCTGTTAAGGATAGCGCAGATAGCTTCAAAGGCTTTGTGAATGGTATTGTCACCAGAACTAATCCAGCCGTATCCACTAAGTCTTTCACCTGCTGGTCTGATCTGGCTGAAGTCTAAGACAACCTTATCAACAGGGTCTTTCATAGCTAGTATCTTGCCAATAGATTTAGCCCATGCTTCTGCGCTGTCACCTACCTCAAGTGTATATACACCGTTATGTGTATGCGCCCTGTTCTTGTCATAGCCACGGTAGTCACGGGTGGACCTGATGGTTTCAATCTCTACAGGTTTAGCGAAACCATTGAGGGTTCCGACCACTGGCTCAAAGCCTACACCACATCCCTGTAGCAACAGCCACATAGCATCAACTACATCATGGACTGTCTCTACCTGCCCGAATGAACAGTTGAACTGTGAGGCTTCTCTGCGCTTGGCTACG